GAGAATGACTGACGAGAGTCCGCTTATAAGTGTAAGTCTAGTTCAAGAAAGAACAGGACAATCAGATAGTTATACTACTCTGATTAGCGAAAACTCAGACTCTAGTGGTAAGTATGAATATGTAATAGATACTGAAAGAGATATTATTAGAAGAACAACAGCTTCTAGTGATAAAGCTTTTCCAATGGGAAGAAAAGCAGTTAAAGTGGTTTACAGAGCAGGATACGCAAGTACTCCTGCAGATTTAAAACTAGCATGTTTTGATTTAGTTAAATACTATTTAAAAGATGAAAGAAAAGAAAGACTAAGTATTGCAGGAGCTCAGTTGCAAAACCCTGTTTCAACTAGCTTGAGAGAGAATATTGGGTTTCCTGACCATATAAAAAGAATACTTGATTTTTATAAGGTACATAAATAATGGCATTTAGTTATAAAACTACTAGTACTCCTGTAAAAGGAAAAAAGTTTACAGATTTATTAAAAGATGTTAGAAAGGCAACTTTTAAAGATTCTCAAGAATTTGCAGATAGATTAAGAAAAGAAATAGAAATTCAGATAGAAGACTCAACGGATTTTTTAACAAAACTTGATATATCACTAGACAAGTTAAAAGAAATAGGATTTGAAGATATTCTTGATGCAGGACAACAATCTGAATTAAGTAAAAGACTAAGACAGTTGCGTTCTACAATTGGAGAAAAAACTGTATATCAATTAGACCATATAACTATGGCTCCAATTAATCAAACTTTAAGTCTTTTAATTATTAACTTAGTAAAAGTAATTGATAATGCAGAAGGTGCTCTTCAGATAGGTGTTACTGGTAGTGGTATTGTTCCTCGAGACTTATATGGATTAGGAATGACAAGGGCGCCATCGGCAACAAGAAACCCTAGGGATACAGCAGGCACCTCAATAAGTGGATTAAAAGTAGTAGTAGACGAGTTAAGAGAAGTTAGAGCATTTGGAGAGGCAATAGAAAACACTTTTGCTCAAAAGGGGCCTAAAGGAATGACCCCTGCAAATTTAGAGAAAGCTTACCAGGCACTACAAACTAACGGAGTTCTTGATATTACTGAAATAAAAGAAAAAGATGTTGGACTAAGAGATGGCGAGATAGCAAAAATAAAAATAGAAACTAAGTCAGACCATAAAGACAAAAGTGACTGGCAAGCTGTAGAAGGTATACTTAAAACAACTACAACGACAGGTGGTGATAAACTAGATTTAGATGCAAAAACATTAGAGAAAGTAAACGAAGCTAAACGTATTATACTGAACAATAAACCAACTGAAATATTAGGGTCAAAAGCAATAGAACAACAATTAGGCGAACAATTTGCAGATGTGTTTAAAGGTAAGAAACCAAAAAGAACAAAAACTTCTAGTAAAAAGACAACAAGTCAATCTTTTGCAAAAAAATCTTTAAAGCAAGGAAGAACAACTAATAAAACTAGTAGTAAACTCGATGCTATTGCAACAGCAGTAAGTACGGCAAGAATTAAAAGAAAAGGCGACGATGAAAGAGATTCTGGTAGCATACAAAGAGAATTAAATAAATTAAAAACCGCCATAAATAGAAGACTACCCGCAGAAGTTAGAAGAAACATGGGAAGACCAGCACTAATAAATCAGACTGGTAGATTTTCAAATAGCGCTGAGTTATTAAACTTAAGACAAGCGGCAAAAACAGTTGTAGGTAATTATACTTATCAACTTAACCCTTATGAAACATTTGAAAATACAGGTAGAAGCAGGTGGCCTGTAGGATATAATCCGAAACCTCTTATAGCAAAAAGTATAAGAAACTTGGCAGAACAAATATCGGAAACAAAATTTACTTTTACACTTAGGAGAACATAGTGACTACAGTTTATAGAACAGCGAGAAAGAAGATAGCTTCCGCATTTAAAGATAAACTTAAAGAAACACTAACAGGTACACACCCATACCATACAAACATATTTAATAATGCTAGTGACAAAATAGTATTTTTAGATGAAATAGAACAATACCCAAAAGTCTGTGTTGTTGCAGGAGACGAAACAAGACAATATCAGCCTGGTGGGTTTAAGTGGAGATTTTTACTACTTTCAATACGAGCATATGTTAAAAACGAAGAAGATGCTCAAGAAGAATTATCACTTTTATTAGAAGATATTGAAAAAATCATAGATGAAAGTGATCAAATGGTGTATGATGATACAGTCGACCCTATAGAGCAGACTACTCAGATGACAATACAAAGTATTACAACTGATGAAGGAGCTATAGAGCCATTAGGCATAGGAGAGATTGTAGTCGAAGTACGATACTAGGAAACGATAACGCTCATTAATATGACGCGGAGTCCTTTCCAAAGAGAATAATAGGAGAAAGCAATGGCTTTAAATCTATCGAGAAATACCAAAGTATTTGTTAGCTCAGTTAATGGAGTAACAGCTGCTGGAGGTAATGTACTTACTGTGGACGCAAGTTCAGGTACTAACTCTGGTCATGCTGTTGGAGATATTCTTACTTTTGGAACTACATCTGGAAGTGGAACTAACTTCAAAGCTATCGTCGCTGCTGTAAGTAGTGGCGCTGCAACTGAGTTCTTTATTCCTAACAACTTTAGGGGTTCAGGTTATGCTGATAATGATACTGTAACTTCAACTGCTTCTAGTGGAAGTGGTGCTAATGGTTTAGTATTAACTGTTAATGGTGTAACTACAGCTTCAGCTGGAGTAACTGCCGAAGGTTCAAGAACAGGATTAGGACTTTTTAAAGGTAACGAAAGCGATGCAAATACTTTTAGAATTGGTGTATTAGATGGGTATAGTTTTTCTCAAGGAAGTGATGCTACTGATATAACAATTAGTGAAGCAGGTGCAAGTCCAAACAGGGGTTCAAAAAGATTTAACGATTCTTTACCACCTGCAGAATGGAGCTTCTCAACATATGTAAGACCGTTTAAACACGGTGCTGCAAGTTTTAGAGGCAACAATGACATGGATATGGTCGAAAACATTCTATGGGCAGCAATTGCTGGTGCTAGTATAACAGATACAGACCCAAGTGGTACTGTTAGTGACCCAGCAGTTACATGTGATTCAACCGATGCGGATATTTCATTTGTAAGGTCTGACCATCACGAATTATTAAAACTAAACATTTTCTTTGCACTAGAAAATACAACTTATAGACTAAACGAAGCACAAGTTAACCAATGTGAGATTGACTTCTCAATTGATGGTATTGCAACATTAGCATGGTCTGGTAATGCAACAACTATTGATCAGGTTACCAGTGCGATTGAAGACCCTTCAAAAGCATTGCATGCTAAAATAAGTGGAACCGATACAGAAACAAAGGTTGTTACTTACATTGAAAAGTACAACTATGCTGATGTAACTGGTCCTGATGATGCTGATTACTTGAGAAATAAACTCTCAACATTAACATTGTCCGCAACCAAGAACTCTAGTGGAATCTTAGACCCTGACGCGTCTGATTCTACAACTACATATGATATTAATATTACTGGTGGTTCAATTACAATTGCTAATAACATTACATATGTAACACCTGAAACTCTTGGATTGGTGGATAAACCAATTGGCTCATTTACAGGAGCAAGACAAATATCAGGTAATTTAACCTGCTATTTAGATACAAAAGCTAACGGTTCTAACCAGTTGCTAACAGACCTAGCTGCAGCAACAAGTTTAGTTTCTAACTCGTTTGATATGAGTTTATTCATGGGCGGAGCATCTTCGGCTGTTCCAGTAGTTGAGTTCGACATACCAAAGGCTCACTTACAAATCCCTACAATTGAAACTGCTGATATTATCTCAACAACAATTGAGTTCTCAGCACACGGTACAGACTTACTAACAGGTGATGAAATGGCAGTCAAATATAAAGGCTCCACCGTCCACTCAGAAAGTGGATATGCAGAATCTGGTAGTGCAGCTGTATAACAGTCATGGCGGCATACAACTTTCTTAGAGAAAGTGCCGTACATTTGGTAATCGGGAGTAATCGTTATAATATAAAGGTTACTCCCGAACTTTCGTTCAACCAAACATTTGCGGAAGATGCATACGAAGAGAAGACTTTGCACGATCAGACAAAAATGTTTCAAGGAACGAGTATAACAAAAGCAAATCCTGCCAACTTTAGTTTTGCTGTTTGTCTTACGAAAGAGAAAGACGAAAGCATCGTGAAAAGTTTATTAACTGACTATGATACAAGTTCAGGCGAACAATTATTACAATCGTTTGATATGTACATAGTAACTGGAGAAAGCACTTTTAAAATAGAAGGGTGTGTCATTACTTCAGGAGAGTTTAGTTTAGCAAAAAACCAACCACTTATGTTAACTGTAAGTGGAAATGGACAAAAGCTATCAAGAGTGGGAAATGCTTCTTTTAGCCTACCTGGAAACTTGGTTTCTCCAAGTGCCACAAGAAATCCCACATTATCTCTCCTTGATGTAGAGGTAGATGGAACTGATGTTCCTAACCTACAAGCTGCAACATTGAGTGTACAAAATAACATAAGTTGGACTCCTTTTGAAACATTACAAAATAGTTTAAATGTTTCATCAGCAAGTGACGCAATGTACCCTACTACTTATACTTTAAATAATAGAGTAGTAAGTGGAAATATAACACAATTTTTTACAAGTAATAACTCTAGTACAGCACAAACTTTTGATACTTCATCTACAGTTGCGATTAAAACTCTAGTTGATGGTTCTACATTTTTAAATGCAAACTTATCAACTTGTATGTTTACAAAAAGAACTGGACAAGGAGAAGTATTTACGCAGACTTTTGATTATAGATTAGTCACTAGTCCTGCTAACTTAGGAAGTATTATAACATATTAAAAAATTACAGGAGAAAAAATGGAATTAAAATCATTACTAGTTGATAGTAAAACTACTTGGGTCGATTTCCCAGGATTAGATGGATTCTCAGTTGAACTAGCGAATCTATCAAGAAAAGAACTTCAAAAACTAAGAAAGAACTCTACTGAAAATAAGTTCAATAGAAAGTCAAGAATTTTTGAAGAAATCATGAATGATGATAAATTTGTAGAAGAATTTACAAAAGCTACAGTTAAAAACTGGAAAGGGTTAAAACTAAAATATTTAGAAGATTTAGTTTTAGTGGATTTAAAAGGACAAGACCAGGAGGCGCTACTACCGTATACCGATGACAATGCTAAATTATTAGTTGATAATTCAAGCGAATTTGATAATTGGTTAAACGACATAGTTTTTGACCTGGAAAATTTTCGTAGCCCAGAACAAGGAAATAATAAACCAAAAGCTGCAGTCGTATCTGGACAATAAAGATGTTGGTATGTCGAAAGACCAATATCTTGAGATGTGTGAACAAACAAACCAAGATGTAGATTGGGAAAAATGTCCACCAGCTTGGGAAGATTTTCCCGATATAGTAATTACAGCACTAAATGTATACAATACTTTAGGGAGTAAAGTTTATCCAGATTTAGGATTTGTAGGCAAAGATTTTACAAATTTTGATTTCATACTAAATAAGTATGGAGTAGAAGAGCATAATGTTGATTATGTTTTTGATATAGTAACAATGTTAGAGAGCAGAGATATAGAAATCTCACAGAAAAGGCTAAAAGCTGAGTACGAGAAAATAAAAAGAAAATAATGTCAAAGGTAATAGCAAATTTAGAAGTCGTTGTAAAGGGCAAAAATATAAGTGTTGTCCAAAAAGACCTCAAAAAGACCAAACAGGAAATGGACGGTGTTGAATCGTCCGCAAAGAAAACTGGTAAACAGATAGATAAAACTGGGCGTGAAATTAAAGGCGTTGCAGGTATTTCTTCTGGTGCGTCTAAAAACTTTTCTAAAATGCAACAAAACCTCGGAGGCTCTGATGGTTCTGGTGGATTAGTTAGAGCCTACGCGTTACTTGCTGCAAACGTCTTTGCTCTTACAGCTGCGTTCGGTGTTCTACAGAGAGCAGCAAGAATAGATCAACTTACTCAATCAATGGAAATATTAAGTACTCGTGGGGGAACGAGTATTGATGTTTTATCACAAAGATTAGTTGAAGCTTCAGGAGGTGCAGTAGATTTAGCTGCTGCATTCAGCCAAGTATCTCTGGCATCTAGTGCTGGTCTAAGCACAACAGAGATTGAAGGTTTAACACAAGTCGCAAAAGGAGCGGCGATATCATTAGGTAGAGACCTACCAGACGCTCTGGAT